CCATCCTCACGCCGAAACGTGATAGCCGTATTATGTATCTCGGGACTCCTCAGACTACTTTTACTATTTATCGTAAGCTGGCAGAGCGTAACTACCGTCCGTTCGTTTGGCCAGCAAGATACCCTAGAAAAGGTAAACTCTCTCAATACGAAGGACTCCTTGCTCCTCAAATAGTTGAGGATATTGATAAAGGTGTAGATGAATGGACTTGTACAGATCCAGATAGATTTGATAATGACGACCTAATAGAACGTGAAGCAGCTATGGGTCGTTCTAACTACATGCTTCAATTCCAACTTGATACTTCCTTATCTGATGCAGAAAAGTTCCCTCTTAAAATGGCTGACTTGGTTGTTACCAGTGTCAATCCTACTTCTGCTCCCGACAATGTTGTATGGTGCTCCGATAAGTCAAATGTACTCAAGGATCTTCCTACAGTTGGACTCCCAGGGGACTATTTCTATTCTCCAATGCAACTTACTGGAGAATGGACTCCCTATGCAGAAACCATCTGCTCCGTTGATCCCTCAGGACGAGGTACAGATGAAACAGCAGCAGCCTTTATTAGTCAAAAGAACGGCTTCCTATATCTACATGAGATGCGAGCCTATAGAGACGGATACTCAGACGATACCCTCCTCAACATACTCAGAAGATGTAGAAAGTATGGAGTTACAAAACTCGTTATCGAGACTAACTTTGGAGATGGAATTGTTGGAGAACTATTTAAGAAACATCTCAAACAAACAGGACTCTATATAGACATTGAAGAAGTACGCGCTAATGTTCGAAAAGAAGATCGTATTATTGATTCTCTTGAACCTGTCTTTAATCAGCACAGACTTGTGGTTGATAAGTCGGTTATAGAATGGGATTATAAATCTAATCCAGATGAAGCACCTGAAAAAAGACTACTATACATGCTCTTCTACCAAATGAGTAGAATGTGTAGAGAAAAAGGTGCAGTTAAACATGATGACCGCCTTGACTGCCTCGCACAAGGTGTTAAATACTTTACAGATGCTATGGCTATTAATGCCCATGATGCTATAGTGTTAAGACGTAAAGAAGAATGGGATTCTATGTTACAAGACTTCCTAGATTCACCTGATAACTCAGCTAATCATACTGTTTTGGGTATGAATAAACAACAACGTGATCAAGCTAGAGGTATAGAAACTGGAAAGCCAGTCCCCACCTGGGTTTAGCTAAACGGGGACCCTATACAGGGGAAGGGAAGGGTGGACCCGACCCCTTAGAGGGAATACAACCTACTTCGTAGCTTAATTCCCTCTCTTTATATCATCATTTGATATCTTTTGAATACCACTACTAAACTACCCATGACTAATCAACCACCTAAACAAGTTAAACAGCGTTATTATTACATATTCTGGTCAATAGCTACCTTAACAGTAGTGTTGGGTCAGGTTTATGTAGCTACAAGTTATAGAGATTTAGCTTCAGTACTAAAACTAACTTTCTTAAATGGATAAACCTATTATAGTAACTGGTTGCCAAAGAAGTGGTACTAATATAGCTTCCCATATCTTAGCTAACTCTAAACAATATGCCTTGTTTGAAGAAGATTTATGGAAACCTAACTACCACTCTATTAAAGATTTAAGAAGCTTTATAGATGAAGGTAAGTCTAAATTTGTTATACAATCTCCAACTTCTTTACACTATTTCCTTTTTATTCATCATCTTATACCTGAAATACTATTTGTAGGGGTTAAACGTCCTAGAAAACAAATAATAGCTTCTATGAAACGTATAAAATGGCTCCAAGATGATTATCCTGACTATTTACCCTTCTATAATCACCATATCTCCTTTATGAATGCTCAATGGGGTTTATTAAAACAATTACTTCCTCCAGAGAACTGGATAGAAGTTAATTATGCTGATTTATCTTCTTATCCTGAGTTTATATCTAAAAAACAACGTAAATCTTTTACTGTTTACCAAACTCAACTAGATAAACCTAAAGGACCTCAATATTTTACTAGTGGAGAACATTCCTTATAACTAAACTAATTAAATTACAAGTTAAAGCTCAAAAAGCCTTGACTAGAAAAAAAGCTCAGAAAATATTGGCTAAATACCTTAAAAAAATGACAAAAATCTCTGAAGCCTATTAACGTCCTACCCTGGACGCAAATCCCCCCAGTGGGGTATAGAAATTACAGATATATACCGTCTTTTCACTATTTTATTACTAGAATTACTAGATTATTACTGATTTTAATTCTAGATTATTTGATAATTCTAATTGACCTGAATTAGCCGGTATCTGTCTGCTTAATTATATTCACAGTCATAGGAGGTAATAGTATTATGGATAAGATAGATACGATGGGAATGAGTATGCCTAGTAATACTAGTGATAGTAATAGTAATACTATTGATACTGATATAATATATAAGCCAATGAAAGTTAAGGAGATAAGAATGTTTAATGAGATAGAAGTAAAAGAATTAAGAGAGATAATGAGGGGAGTATTAGATGAGTATCTTGAGAGGAAGTGGACTCGATGATACTGTGTGAGACTGCTGACATAAGGTAGACTAGGTAGGAATATCAGGCTATAATGTGTATGTAAGCGACAAGGTATGAATTATGTTCAACTATGAAGAAGAGTATTATGAAGATGGTTACACAGCTTCAGTACTTGATGCAACAATTGATGGTATTCATTTATCATTAGATAATGCAAAGAGATTATTAAATGATCATGGTTCTACATATAAAGAGTTTGTAGAAGAGAATGGTGTTACATTAAATGCCAAATCAATACTTGAGTGGTTAGGTTATTAATCCTAACTCTTTATTGATCCTTTAGTTTAATGGTTAGAACAATAGGTTGTCGCCCTATAGATAAGAGTTCAATTCTCTTAAGGATCGTAGGAATAAGTAATTATTCCGATTAAACGTTGAGTTATTAATTTAATGAAACTGACTTATTATCAACAACTATCAATGCAAATTGATAAGTTAAAAGAACAAGGTAAGGATGTAAAATTCACAGTCTTGCCTAGTACAATCACTAAGAAAAGGAGGAATTGGTTATGATTTTATTAGCACTTGCTCCTATATTCTTAACATATATTATTATTGAATCACTATGAAACAATTTACTATGAAAACCAATAAGGCAGACATTATAATTGCTGCCAATGAATTATTGGAGAGACAACAAGTATTAGTTTATTTGTTAATCGTTGTATTTAGTATAGGGATACTATTTTAAATGCAACTAATTACTATCATGCTCTGTTCTATATTATGTATAGAGCAGGGTCTATTTAATGTATTATTACAAGGACACACCCATTATGAGACACAGAATGCACAAACAAACTTATCAATTATTCTTTGGTCGTAATACACCAACAGGATACGTTACAGATGACGCCTGGGAGAGCTTCAGAGAGCTTTTAGGTATGACTTTTGCAGGATATACTATTCAAGATGTTCAAGGGGCTTGGAAAGGCTCTGAAGAGGATTCTAAATTAGTTACTGTTACAACTAAATATCATGAGAAGATTAATGATTTATGTCAAGCATATATCAAAACATTTAATCAAGATGCAGTTGCAATTACAGTCAGTGAGCCTATGAAATACATTGTAAAAGAATCGGAGGTATATTAATGAGATTATTATTAGGAAGAACAGTTGAAGATGCTATTGATGAACTTAAATCACAATACAAGGACGTAGACGAATGGAGAGAAATTAGAGATCATGGATGCGAGTCTGGTGTATGTCATTCTCATATATATTATGGTGAGACCAAGACATTCTTTGACGATTATGAGGAAGCTGTGGTAGGATATGTTACAGATATCATAGGAGATGATGGTGTTGTTGATCTATTCCAATCAAGTGGAAATGATATTACAACCTATAAAAACTATATGGTATGGACATTTATTGAGTATGTTTCACAGTCAGTTATTGAAGATTACGAGGAGGAGTATTTACCATGAATCATGACAATGAGTACCATGATAATATTAATTATGGTAACAGATTTCCAGAGGGTTGGTATTTCCAAACCAATGACGATTCAACTATTGAAAATGATTACGAGGAGGAGTATTTATGAAGAGAGCTTATTTTTTAATGTCTTGTGATTTACAAGATAATACTGAACTAGGAGAAACTGCACTTGCATTTGAGGATTTAGCTGAAATGGAATGTGTAGATTATGTATGGTATGATAAGGAAGATCCTGATCATGTTAATGCATACATTGCAATTTAATTATTATTTATTATTATGTCACACCCAAATCAAGGACCTGAATACTTAGCAGTTACAAGTATATGTCAACACACAGGAGAAACTGTTGTGCTAGGTATATTCAAGGACTTAGATGCTGTATTTCATAGGTTAAGAGCATTTCCTACATCATGTGGAGATGAATATCGTATTGAATGTTTCCATCTTAGTGAAGCAGAGAACGAACGTACACGAGCAGATGAAGTATTAGAATCAAGAAAGAGAGCTAGAGCTGAGTTTGCTGAGAAAGATAAAGCATACACAGAGTATCTAGATAGAAACAAACGTAGCGAAGAGAAAGCTATATATGAAGATATAAAATTAGATAAGAGACATGCAGAATTAGATCGTTTAGATGATGAGTGGGAAACATGAGAAGTAGAATAATCGCAGCATTATTATCTCATGCTCAAGGAGATATACAGAAACACTTAGCTAATGTAGAAGTTTACTTAACTAATCCAGCAGGTATCGGTGAACATTCCGATATCATGGAAGCAATCGAACATGAACTTAACCAAGTAGCTAAGTATCAAGATCAGATAGATGTTCTTAAAAAGTATTTTAAACAGGAATTTTCATGAATGACAACACCCTTATTGAGAATGCTATATTAGCTTTCTTACATAATTATCCCGATCATCATTGGGTTAATGATTATAAAGTATTATTAGATAAAGTTATAACGTTGAAGAACAATGAACAGTCAAAGAATAATCCCGTGCAAGAACGGGGACGTCCAGAGGAAAAACAAGGGACGCAAAAGACCGCAAGCTCTAAGGTCAGCAAAACGAAGAGCCAAAATGTTAAAATTAAAACTACTACTTGAATCACAGTCAAATGGCAAAAAAGAAACCCTACTATCCAAACAATTGGAGCAAGATTAAAGCTGTTCCTGCTGAATACTTTGACTCATTAAGTGTTGAAGATTTTATGGAATGGAGACTATATAATTGGGAGATACCATCTTCTGTAGCTTGTATTATCAGAGAAGAGAATTCAGTAACAGGATTAATTACTGAATATACTTATAGTAAACCAAGTGCAGCTAAAGCGAAGGTGAAACAACTCATAGAAGCAGGGCATGATTTTGTTATAGCGAATGAAGAGGAAGTTGTAGACATGAAACCACTATTAGAGGAACTTTACGATGAAGAATGATCAGGATTGGAGAGATGTTTATAGTTATTATAAACAAGCACTAGATTTATTACCTGAAGATCACCCACATTATGATGAGATTGTTCAGTTGTTAGATGCACAAGTTAATGATGAACTCTCAGACTATGAACCAGCTTACTACCAAGGAGATTGATGAACAAATTAAACTTGAACGAGAAGCGATAAGTAGAGGACTTAAACGCTTACATGATCAGAGTTTGAAATTGGAGAATCAGAACTATGCTTCTGCCACTATATATGGTGTATCTTCAATTCATACTTTACTACCACGTTTAATTAAAGAGATAGATAAGACTAACATACGTATCCATAGAGGATCTAATGGAGTCTCATTTAAAGAGATATATACCTATCTAAAAGACTTGGACACAGAGAGTGCTGCTATCATCGCATGTAAAATAACATTCGATAAAGTATTTGGATATAAAGATGGTAGTAATCTAGCAGTTAAGGTATGCGAAGCAATTGGACATGCAATTGAACATGAATGTCAGATGAGACATTATGAAACTCATGCACCCGGATTGTTGAATACATTGAAAAAGAACTACTGGCATAAAGCAATAGGAACAAACCAGAAACTCGTTGTAATAAGGACATTGATGAACCGTTATGATGTTAAACAATGGACAACATGGAGTGAACGTGTTCGTATTAAACTAGGTGCTTGGTTATTAGAATGTATAATGGAATCTAGTAATTGGTTTACTAGACAACACGTTAGAATAGGTAGAAGAAGTAACACCTTTGTTGTCCCTACCCCTGAATTTATGGACATCAAAGATGAGATAATGGCTAATGCAGAATTATTTGCACCTTTAGCTTGGCCTATGTTAATACCACCTAAGGATTGGACAAATGATACACCAGGTGGTTACATGCTTAATGAGGTTATGAATGGTCATGATTTAGTTAGGCGTTCTAACGGGGACCCTATACAGGGAGAAATACCACTGGACTTTTTAAACAAGATTCAGAAGGTTTCTTATAGACTAAATCCTTTCACAGTCAAGGTCGCTAAAACCTTACAACAACAAGGGATTACAGTAGGTAAGTTCCTCCCGATTATTCATTATGATCTGCCACCTAAACCAGTAGATATTGCAGAGAATAAAGTAGCTAAGAAAGCTTATTGCAGAGCTGCTGCAGAAGTGATGAATAAGAGAGCTGCAGAGTTCAAGAGATCCTGCCGCACACGTATGACTATGGAGGCTGTAGAGCGATTTGAAGATCGTTCGAAGTTCTATATACCGTGGTCTTTTGATTATAGAGGTAGAGCTTATCCAATACCTGCATTTCTCACACCGCAGGACACTGACTTCGGTAAATCACTATTAAGATTTTCTGATGAAACATACATAACTTCAACGGGATGTAAGTGGTTAGCTTTTCAGTGTGCTACCACATATGGATTAGATAAAGCCACTATGCAAGAAAGACTTGATTGGGTAGTTAGAAACATACCGTTGATTATCAGAGTAGCCGAGAATCCTATAGATAATATCGGTGACTGGGAGGCAGCGGATGAGCCGTGGCAATTCCTTGCAGCTTGTGAGGAATATTATAATGTATGTATTCATAAAACACGTACAACTACTGGTTTACCAGTGGCGACAGATGCTACCTGTTCAGGATTACAAATACTGGCAGGATTAGCGAGAGATAAATCGACTGCACAACTCGTCAATGTGTTGCCGTCTGATCGCCCACAAGACGCTTATAAGGTGGTAGCTGAGACTGCAAAGCCTTATATACCATCTTCTTTACATGATGTATGGGATAGGAAGTGTGTTAAACGCACAGTTATGACTATACCTTACAATGCAAAACCATTCTCTAATAGATCGTACATAAGAGATGCTCTAAAGGAGAAGGGTGTAGAAATAGATAAAGATGATCTAACAGCTACTGTTAAAGCAGTTAGGAAAGCTATGCATAAAATAGTACCTGGCCCTATGGCAGTTATGCGTTGGATTGAAGATGAAGTTAGTAAAGCTATTAAACGAGGGGCTACAGAATTAGAATGGGTTACACCATCTGGATTTGTAGTTAACCAATATATAATGCTTAAGGAAAAGAAAAATATCAAGTTACAATTACTTGGTGAATGCCAATTAAAGATAGCTATTGATAGAGATAAAGTAGATTTGAACAGACATAAAGCTGCTACTGCCCCTAATCTTATTCACAGTCTTGATGCTAGCTTACTCCATCTCAGTGCTATTAGGTTTGATAATCCTATAGCATTAATACATGACAGCGTTCTCACACGAGCCGTTGACATGGACGAATTATCGACTATAATAAGGGAAACGTACATGCACCTGTTTGCAGAAACGGATTACCTTACTGATTTTGCTTCACAAATTGGAGCAGAAACTGAACCACCGATCATTGGCGACTTACGACCAGAGACGGTGATACAATCAACTTACTTTTTTTGCTAATGTATAACTACTCATTATTCGATAGCTTCTTTGCACCTACTAGAGTCATTGTTGTCTCTGAAGAGAGGCTTAGAGCTAAAGAAATTGAACTGAAAGAAAACCAAATCAAAGTTGTCAATAACCGTATTGACGAATTAACTAAGTACCGTGGAGAATTACAAGACGAACTTAAACAATTAACACCTGCCAGAGAGAAGGCTCTAGAGGAGACTGTATCTGATGTCTAATAAAAACATACACGTTACTAAAGAACTCACCTTAGAGGGCTTCCAGGCTATCTTAGAGCCAGGAAAATTCGGTTACTCCTTATCTGCTGTAGTAGATGATGAGTTTGTTGAAACTCTAGAAACTGAAAGAGCAGAAGTCTTGAAGTGGGCAGAATCTAAACTAAAGAATCCTAAAAGATCTACACTAAAACCTACACCATGGGAAGAGGTAGCCAAAGGAAAAACTAGAATTAAATTCTCTTGGGGTGAAGATAAAAAACCACCTATTGTAGATACTGAAGGTACACCAATAACAGATACTAAAACTCCTGTATACAATGGATCTACTGTTAAACTTGGTTTTTATCAAAAACCTTATATACTTAAGGATGGAGTTACCTATGGTAGTTCTCTTAAG